TCATAGTGAAGCAGCTTTGCAGTCATTTCCCAGACGCTTCACAATGTCGTAAACACTGCGCTCACTCATATTGTACTGCTTGGCCAGACAGGCGACAACATAGCTTATCTTTTCACCTCGCTGCTTTGCCCTGCCGAAGTCCTCGAACATGGCAATATATTTATGATCCGACGGCTTTACGCCGGCTTTTTCCAGCTTTTCAATCACTCCACCGCACAATTTTAATGCTTCGTACACTGTCATTCAGCATTTTTTCGTAATTTTGCAACTCCTACGACATTCAACAGTAACACCCAAAGGGCGTCGAAGGCATTTTGCCCCCGGCTTTTGCCCTTTGGGTGTTTGTATTTGTATGTCGTAGGAAAACTGCAAATCAAGCCGGGGGCTTTTTCTATGCCCCAGCGCTTGGCTGTGTCGGTCAGAGCTTGGTTATCATCATATCGTTAAATTTAGCCTGATAGTTCAGGGTGTTTGTCCTCATGCGGACCGTCGCGCCATACATGGGCGCTGCTTCGCCGTATTCCTCGGCCATGAACTGGCAGAGCTCCACGATTTGCGACTTGTCGGAAGTGAAATAAATGTATTTCGTGCCCCGGAGCAGACGCAACACGCTGAGATAGTCGGTCAGCTTCCAATAGTTCTCATACATTCCGCACTCGGTCGTAAGATACGGCGGATCCAGCACGAACAACGCCCGGCTGTTGCCGCGCTCACGCTCGAACAGTTCCCGGTAGTCCATGTGAACTATTTCCAGCCCGTCCAGATAGCCGTCGCACTCATACGCGCCCGGTCTTACGCGGTTATACATAGTATGCTTGCGCAGCTCGTCCAGACTTGTAACCCATTTGCCGGAGAAAAGCACCGACCGCCCAATTGTCAGAATGTCCACCCAGCCGAGGCGGTTCTGCGCGTCGTTGACAATAGCCAGAACATCGGCACGCTCCCAATCTGTCAGCCGCTGGTTAGGCTCCAGCCCGGTTAAACGCTCTTTAATGGCCGCTAAAATGGCGTTTGTGTCCTCCACTGCCGCCAGGCGGCGGTCGTAATGGTCAAAGTCGTTATAAATCACCTTGCACCCCGGCAACACCCTTTTGGCCGTGTGCGACAGCAGCCCGGAGCCTCCGAAAAGGTCGACCACTGTGTCAATCTGTCCCTCCACCCGCTCCAGCACCTCGGCGAAGTCCCGGAGAAAATAGCGCTTTTGCCCCATGAACGGAAGCGGTGCGCATTTGTAGGTCCTACTCATTCAGCATAATTTCATTTTTTAAGTTTGGCGCGCTGGGGCGGCAGCAATTACCCCCCCCCTAAAAATTCGCGCGTAATTAGCAAGTTTCCTGCTCATTATTTTGTGGTGTTATCAATTATTATTAACTTTGCACCAAAGTTAGAACATCTTCAAAAGTCCGTTTGTAGCCCCGATATGCACCGTTTTACTCCTTTCCCGTTATTGAAAAGTGTTTGTTAGCTGAGGCGACGTTCAAGTCCCTGGATTGGGGACTTTCGACAAATGAAGCGTTTACCCTTTCAGGTTCATAGGGTATTTCAACCTTTGGGTCCCTTTGCTTGCTGTTCTTCTCCGCGTGGCGAAGATGCCACCGAACGATGTTGAACAGTCCGACAGTATCAAAATTTTTATTCTGTCCTGATGTGCGTACAATGTGTTTCGACCGCAGGGACTTAAAAGTGGAGTTCATCACCCCACTTTTTTTATGCCCTTATTTATCGATTGATTAGTCAAGCGAGAAAGTGCGGAGAAACGAATAAGTTGCCGTTTGAGGCCCTAACACTTTGGATTTATACTGGCTTATGCGGTATTTCATGCGCACTATCTCGCCGCCGCTGTCCTTGCCCCCCGTGGGCTTGAGCCTGGCTATCTGTACGCCGATAGGCGCATAAGCCTTGTGGCACGTTCCTTTGGTGTTCTTGGTCGTTTTCAGCACTATTTTTTTGCGGTTGCCCTGTATGCGGTAGAAGCCACCTGTACCCACATAGAAAAGCGACGCGCAGAGCGTCGGCAGCTCCTTGCCTATCAGGTTGGAGTCAGTCTTGGGGTCGGCCACGCCTATGCACTTGGGTACATACCATTTGCCGGGCTCGCCTTTGCTCAGGCGTATGCCCTTGAAATGCACATACTGGCTTTTCGGCTGTCTTTTCTGGCGCTTCCCTTTGTTCTTGGTGTATGACTTTGCACCGCCCGTCCGACGGTAGGAGCTGCGCTTTTTCTTGCGCAGCAGCACGATGTCGCAGTCTGCACCCAGCGCGCCGTGCCGCAGATACACGGTCGACCGAACGATTTTAACATCTAAGTGCATGGCTGTTTCAAGCTGCTGGCTCCACGCACCCCAGGCCGCGCCGTTCCATGTGCGCACGTAGTGGCAGTCGTCGCCCTGGATTATCTCCTGGCGTACTCTGGCGCTGCCTTGGGCTGTTACCACGACCGTATAATCGGCAGACCCGAAAAGCGACACGCTCCCGGTGCATGACAGCACACACGCCGTTTTAAGCCCGTCGAGCTGCTTCTGCGTAAGTCCTTGCACGGTCTTGGCGGTCAGCTTCTCGGCCAAAACATCTTTCAGGTAGGTTAAAACCGTCTGGGGCATGTTCTTTATCTGGCCTGCCAGCACGGCATTGGTCGGAAACGCTTCCAGCTGTCTGCCGTTCACGTTCACAAAACTGTTGATGTCGTAGCTCTCCGCGCCCTTGGCGGTAGTGAACTGTGCCACGCGCAGTGTCCGCGCTTCCTTGTAGGTTTCCGCGTCAGCCTTGATGTCCTCGGAGGTGGTCGTTATGGTCAGGTATCTGACCGAAATACCGAACACGGGGCGCGGCACTATTTCCACGACCTCGGTCTGCTTGTCGGTGTTCTCTATGACAGCCACACCGCCGACGGTGCCGTTGGGGGCTTTCAGTATGTAGTTGACACCTCCGACACCGGCCAGCAACTCCAGCAGTTTTATTTGATCCTGGATAAAGTCGAGTGTTTCGGTCGAAAGGGGGTATTTGCCGACGCCGCCCGTGGCGGTTCTGGTGTCGGTGTAGCTTGCTGTTTTCATTTTTTCCGCGTTATGGGGATTATCTCACTTGTAAACGGATTGCGGCCTATGACAATAGGGTTGCCCGTCTTGACATAGTGCGCCCGTTTTGTTATAAGTTTGTATTTATCCACCATCGCTTTAATCTCTGCGAGTTTTGCCCAGGCACGGGCAGGCACAAACACAATGAAGTCGTTTTGTGCCATATTCAGCATTTGCTCACTGTAAACGACAGGCACACCCGGACCCGGCTCGCCCACAGTTACGGGAATTTGTTCCCCGCTCTCGGTAACGGCATAGAGCCACTCGCCCTCCTGCTTCATGCTCCCTATCTTGAAGCCGTTGCCGAAATAATGGTTAAGCACGCCGCGCAAATAACACACTTGCCCGTTGTGGGTAAGCCTGAATATATGCCCGGCACGCGCGTTTGTAAACTCGCCATAGACGCGCTCCACTCCCACCGCCCCGGCACGCAGCAGCCCGAAAATCAACGGGCGCCGGAGCCAGGACGGCAGCAGCAGGACGATAAGACGCTTAAAATCTATTTCAAACATCATTCTATGGCATTATAGGGTTGATAGTCCACTGTGAGCGCGTCGATGCTGTAATAGCCGCTGAACGGGCGGTCGTAGCCCTCCACGGTCTGCCACTCGGCACCGTTGCGCGGCTTCACTTTTACGCTCTTGATGTCTGCCACCTCCACGCACGGCAAAGCCTGTAACGCAGCCATGAGGTCGCTCTTGCGGAACATGCCGTTAAACGGCAGGTTTTCGATTACCTGTTTTGTGGTCTCGCGCACGGGGTCTTTGCCGTTCTGGCTGCCGTTGCCGTTGGCGTCGATAATCAGTAGCGTGGGGTCGTAGTATATCAGCAGGGAAATGCGCATCTGGTCGGCCGGCTCATTACGGAGCTGCACCGACACGCCGGCGTCCTTAATCTCGTTCATGTAAGATGTCAGGCCCTCCAGCTGCCCGGCGGTAAGCGCCGCGGGGTTTCCGTCCACCTCTCGGGCGACCTTGATATAAACCACCGTGTTGCTCTCCGTCGCCACGGCATATTTTACGACCTTGGCGGCGGCGATGTCCTGTTCAGTCATGCCCTCCGTGTCGTAATAGTCGCAGTCCGTTACGAGCTTCTGCCCCTGCATATACGCCTTGGCCTTGCTCACATACCACCGCAGCGTGTGGGGCTCCAGCTGTTCAATCCGCGCGTCAACATCTGCACGGTGCAGGTCGAACAGTTTCTCAAGCGCCCAGACCGCAACGGCGAAAACATAAAAGATTATGTTCTCCAGACTGGCCATGCTGAAACAGTCGGCAAAGCTCTTTGAGCCGTCAAGCCCATAACGGGACTTGACCGCCTCCATTTTCATGAACTCGGCGGTCATGTCCTTTTTGATTTCCTCAACAGTCCGGGCCATATCCGTGCGGTTTAGTTACGGGCCAGCAATTCGTCCACCTGTGCCTTGCAGCTGCTCCGCACCTGCGCGAATTGCTCCAGCTCGGCGGCGTGTTCCGGCGTGTCCGTGCCGTTGGCCAGCACGGCGATCTGGGCGTCCATGTCGTAATGCGTCCCGATTAGTCCGGCCACGAATTTGTCGCGGCGGTTCTCGGCCGTTACGCCTGTCGCCTCAATCATGGTGCCACCGTCGGGCATGTCGCCCGAATAGCTGAATCCGGGCGTGCTCTCGCCCGTTTCCTCGTTGGCTATTTCGGCCGGCTGCTCGTTCAGATAGAGCAGCACGTGGCCGTTGTCGAAGATTTCAAACTTTTTGCGCTCTGTGTAGCTTGCTGTCTGCTTCATTGTTTTTTTGTTTTAGTCGTCGGGGTCCACGAGTTTATAAAAACATCGCTTTCCGTCGCCGATCGGTTGTTTGATTAGTTTGGCCCTGAGCGGTTCCGTTATCTCCACGCCCTCCAGCTGGCGGATCAGCGCCTGGCTGCCGGTGAAGGTGATATGCTCCACCCAGTCAGTTACCGGCTGCCCCGAGTCGTCGATTACCGGGCGGCTCTGCCCGTCCGGACCCGTTTCCGTCAGCGGCTCCTCTATTGAGTATTGCAGCGTCAGGCACGGTTCCGAATTGTGCTTCGACGGGGCCAGTTTGTAGCCCGTCAGGTGGATTTCCCGGTTCAGGATTGCATCGACATGGTACTTGGTACCCGTCAGGTTGCCCGATGTCTTGGGCACAAGATCACTAAATTTTTTCATATTGAGAACTTTGAATAAGTGTTTACTGTCGCAGTGTAGCATGAAGCCCGCCCGGCTCGCCGTCAGCAGCATTACTTCAGCCTCCGGCACCCCGGCTTTCCTCAGCTTCGCCAGCTCTCTGCATAGTCCCTGCTTGTTTTTCTTGCGTGCCAGGCAGTGAGTGTGAAACGTAACGTAACCCACAAAGTCAATGCCCCGGCTTTCCACCGGGAAAACCTGGTAATTGCCTTTAAGGTCCACATGCCGCTCCTCGTTCAGCCAGTCGTTGATAAGCACCAGCCAGCCGTGCAGCGTCGGTTTGTCCCCGGCAAGCAGCACCATGTCGTCGGCGTAGCGGTAATAATACCGCACCCCGGCCACCTCTTTGAGCAGGTGGTCGAGTTCCGACAGGTAGAGATTAGCGAAGTATTGGGAAATATAATTGCCGATTGGCACCCCCGGCGCGCTGTCGATTATGCCGTCAAGCAGCCAGAGCACCTCCGGGTCCTTGATTTTACGACGCACCACGGCTTTCATCTTGTCGTGGTCTATGCTCGGGTAAAACTTGCGCACGTCCAGCTTCAGGCAGTACGCCGTCCCCTCCGGGTCGTTCCTCAGGTCCTCGCGCAGCTTCCGCAGCAGTGAGTGCATGCCGCGCCCCTTTATGCAGGCATGCGTGTCGGCGGTAAACTGTGGCGTCCATATAGGTTCAAGCACCTGCATGATCGCCCAGTGTACCACTCGGTCACGGAATGGCAGTTTATAGATTTCACGGCGTTTGCCCTCGTATTTTATAAAAACATCATAGGGGCTGGTCTTGTACCGTTTTTCTGTCAGTTCCCGGTGCAGCTGCGCCAGGTTCTCCTCCAGATTGGTGAAAAATGCCGTTACCTCATCGCGCTTGCGCTTGCCGCTGGCGGCGTTGTGCGCCGCCTCCCGCAAGTTGTCTATGTCGCAAATGCGCGCATACAAATTGCCATATCTTTTCATTTCGGGTCATCGGGTCTGTCTTTGGGTTTTGGGTCTGCAATGCTCGCTTCGGAAGCTGTCGAAGCCGCCACATTCGGCGGCCCTACCGGCACCCTCTGCATCGGTTGTTATCTTCTGCCATGCGGCACGGTCCGGCCCCTCTGTCGCGTTTGTTTTTGTTCGAGCCTGTATAGGGGCGACGAGTAGTTCGCATTCGCATTCGTAGCCGTGTTGTTCGCATTCGCATTGAACGCGCCCGCATTCGTGCCATTGTTCGCGTGACCGCCAGCAGCACGGACCCGGAGGCTCCCTACTGCCGGGGTCGCAACCGGTCAAACCGTCGTTTGACACTGCAAATTTAACAATTTTTTTTGCAGACGGCCACGCCCGGAACTGATTATCCCGATTTTCCAAAAATTTTCGCCCGCCTGCGGCGGGGTTGGGATTGCTCCCGCACACCCCGCCGCAACTGCGTTTCTCTGTTCTCTCTATTCCAAAATTTCAATGAACTTCTGCGCGCTCCCCGGCTCTCCGGCTCCCGCGCCCTGCTGTCCTTTCACTCCGGCTCCCGGTCCGGTCGTTTTCGTTTTGCGCTTCGCGCCGTTCACGCTTCAATCGTGGGGTCGTCCACGAAAACGCAGAGGGGCGACGAGTAGTACGCAGTCGCAAGCGTAGCCGCGGAGTTCGCAGCCGCATAGAACGCGCCCGCATACGTGCCAGTGGTCGCGCGACCGCCAGCAGCACGGACCCGGAGGCCTGTCTGCGTCGCTCCGTTGGTCCAGAAATAGTCGGCGTAATAGGTACTTGTGCTGCCGCCTACCGCCGTAGGCATCATACACAGCCCCTTGGTGCTCACGCGCTTTATGTACCCCTCGGCCTGGGGACACTCCGCCACTTTCAGCAGACCCTCCACACTGTTGGGGTTGAAGTCCGCATACATCGACGGCGCCACATACACCTCGGTCTTTACCCCCGCTTCCTGGCTCACGGTCAGCCCGCGTGTCCAGCGCCACAGGTGCCCGTAGCCCGCATGTACCAGACCAAAGAACACCGGCACCTGGAATGTCTTGTACGGTGCCGCCTGGTCCTCGGCCGCCTCGCTTGCCGGCAGCCCGTATTCAACCAGCCCCGTGCCATCGCCCATTTCCAGGCCCACGCTCGTAGGGATCACGGGATAATAAGCGTTATAACCGTCCCAGTCCGGCATGTCGGTTACACCTGTGCCGAAGCCGCCCTGATACAGCCCGTCGGCGTCCTTTTCGGCGTTATAGGGCGCCTGGCTGTTGCGCGTGCCCATGATTACGGCAAACAGGATTTGCACCGCTGCCTGTGCCACAAACCAGTTGGCCTCCCAGCCCTCGCCCCGCTTCCGCGCGTTGGTGCCGAATGCCGTTGTGCTCAGGTTCGTGGCCGCCATGCCCAGCATCGTAACCTGGGGAGCGTCCGCGCCTGGGTGTTTGGCTTTGTTCGCCACATTCAGAGCCGCCCCGGCGCCGCCGCGATAGCGCTCCGCCTCGCTGATTACCGAGCACAGCTTCTGTTCCGTGCGGTCCATTACCGCCGCGCCCAGCCAGCTTGTGCCGCCGACGGGTATCTTCACGCTCTTGTACCCCTCCAGCGGTTTCAGGGTGATCGCCCAGTATGTGCGCGCCGCCGTTACTATCTCGGTGAAATACCACGCGCGGCTCCAGCACCACATGCACTGTCCCATGCTGCCGTCAAGTGCCGCCGGGCTTCCGTCCGCAAACCGCGTGCTGTCCTTGGGGTCCAGCTTGTGCAGCTCCCGGTCGTCTGTTACCAGGTAGCGGCCCAGTCCCAGTGTTTCCGGCAGTCGCTTCAAAAAGTCAAGCGACCCAAACCAGCCGCCGGCCGTCGGCGTAGCCTGGTCGTTGGCCCACCAGCGGCCCGCTATCGGGTTGCCTGCTTCCGCAACGGCGCGCTCAAGCTCCATGCTCCGCGTCTCGCCGCTCGCGTCCATTACCTCTATGCGCATGGCTCCCGGCTCACCCTCGGCGGGGTCAAGCTCGTTTATGCGCTTGCCGTTCTCAAAGGCCGCAAGCAGTTCGCGCACCTTTGCTTCTTCCTGTTCGTTAAATGCCATTTTAATGACTGTTTAAGGGTTGTTTATTTATTCAGTTTAATACTCGTTGCTGTATATCTCATAATCTTCATCACTAACCGCGCTTATGCTCACGGCTTGATAGTTCGCTTCGGTCATTTGCGTGGCCGCATAGCTCTTTATCACGATTTTGGTAATGTCGAATATTGCCAGGAACTCACTGTGCACCTCGATTGCCGTTTTGGTGTCAAGCAGCTGCCGGAGTGTCCGCAGTTCGTCCCCGGGGTATTCGTCTGCGATCACGCCGTCGCGCACCGCCTGAACGCCCACAACCAGGTTGACCGCCCAGTCCCCGGAGTTGATGTATTCCTTGACAGTGCCGTCCCGCCCCACAAGCGCCGTGCTCACTATCCGGTTCTCCCGGCTTACCGCCGCCACCGCGTCGGGCAGCTCCACCTCCAGCGTCCCACTCTCGGTCTGCGCCCGCAGCTTCACCGGGCACAGAACATAACGGCCCTCCCACCACGCGCGGTCTGTTATCGGCACGCCCCGGTCCTGCGCCTTGATTGCTTCGCCGCGACCCTCCCAGCTCGGTGCCTCGCCCTGGCGTCCCTCGCCGAAGCGCACAAGCCGCTTCGACATATAGTTCGCCCAGCTTATCGCTGCCAGGTCTATGCTGAACGGCAT